TTATGTGGGAATTGACTTTGGGTTGACTCCTGCAGCTGCTATTGGACAGATAAGTGCCACCGGGCAGCTTAGATTGATAGATGAGTTGGTAACATTTGACCTTGGTGCGGTGTCCTTTGGTAAACTGCTGAAGGAAAGACTCAGTACTCATCCTTATGACGCATGTAAGGACGTAGAGATATGGGCAGATCCAGCGGGAGAGCAGAGAGCGCAGACCGATGAGGTTACGCCTTTTATGATTCTTATGGAGCAGGGGGTTAGTGCGTGGCCTACACACACCAATGACCCGACGATTCGTAGGGAGGTCGTGGCGGACAAATTGATGAGACTAGACTTTTCTGGTGAGCCGGCATTTATTATTAGTCCGAAGGCAAGTATGACGAGGAAATCATTTGCTGGTGGGTATTGCTATAAGCGGGTGCAGGTCTCAGGAGAAGAGAGATATAAAGATGTTCCTAACAAAGGTAAGTTCAGCCACATTGGGGATGCTGTACAGTACTTAGCACTCGGTGCGTTGGGCGACGGTGAGGTCATTGGAGGCTATGGTGACCAGCCATTGGATTACTCAGAGATAAACAGAATGATTGTATGATAAGCGATGATGAAATACTAGCGATTGTTGGATCAGAGTTATCTGATACTAACTATAACACTTCTGGTGGTGATTACGAGAAGGCGCTAGACTATTATTTGGGCAATCCTAATGGGCGTGAGGTTGAAGGCCGGAGCACGGTGACTTCGACTGACGTGGCTGATACCATTGAGTGGATCTTGCCGCAGATAATGAAAAGCTTTACGCAGAACAACGAGATCGTTATATTCGACCCCGTGCATGAGGGCGATGAGGTTCAGGCCGAGCTTGAGTCGGAGTACGTGTACGACACACTGATGAAGAAAAATGACGGGTTTATCGTTATGCATCAGATGGTTAAAGACGCGTTGATGCAGAGGAACGGAATTCTTAAGGTTTTCTACGACGAGTCTACTGAGGAGCGTGAGAGAGAATACACTGGATTAACTGGTGAGCAGGTGTCTATGCTCCTTGCGCCAAGCAATGTTGAGCTGCTGGAAATATCGGAGGAGCCAGATCTTGGTGCTTCGGAGGCTGCTGGGCAGATGGTGATGGCTTATGACGTTAAGGTCAACACCGTTGAGACTATTAAGAGAATTAACGTGGAGTCGGTTGCGCCTGAGAATTTTAGGATAAGTAGTTTTCACAACAGTATTAATGCTGATACCTCTAGGTTCACTGCTCACGTGATGCTTAAGACAGCGTCAGACTTGAAAATTATGGGAGTCTCAGACAAAGATATTGCTGAGATGAACGAAGGATTTCAGTACGACGAGCAAGTGTACAGGTTTGCTAGTCAGGGTGAAGACAACGCATTAAATTATAGCAGCGTAGATGATTCGCAGAGATTGATAGAGATCTCTGAATGTTATATGATGATCGACGTAGAGGGCAAGGGCATAGCTACTTTGAACAAAGTGACTGTTGCCGGTAGTGAGTCGCCAACTAGTGTTATCTCTGTCGAAGCTATTGATAGCATGCCTTGGGTAACCACTACAGCATTTATGATGAGCCATAAGTTCCAGGGGCTATCCATTTATGATCGAGTGAAGGAGATCCAGGATCAGAAGACATCACTATGGCGTAACATGTTCGATAACCTGTATCTACAGAATAATCAGAGGAACATAGTACTTGAGGGACAGGTAAACATGGACGATCTTTTGGTCAGTCGTCCTGGTGGATCCATACGTGCTAAGAGACTTGATGCTATTACTCCACTAATTACTCCACAGATTGGTGACAGTGCTCAACAGATGATGATCTATCTGGATCAGGTTCGTGCTGGACGTACTGGCGTAGACCCAGATGGCAGTGCTACACCGTCGAATATAGGTGATAGAGTCGGTTCGCAGGGCGTTGAACGACTGATGAACGCTAAGGAAGAGCTTGTCGGGTTGATCATAAGAGTGATTGCAGAGACTGGTATTAAGCCTCTGATGTATAAGATTAGGAACGAGGCAATTAAACATCTGGATACGGTTGTTGATTACCGTTTCAGAGGACAATGGCAGGATTAATCCTGCCATGTGGTCGCAACGTGATTCGTGTACAGTGCGTGTTGGTACAGGTACAGGGAATCATAACCAGCAAGTAAGTGCTTTGCAGGAAGTAATATCATTACAAGAGCGGATTATGGCCAATCCTGGTCAGAATATAACTAATCCTAAGAAAGTTTTCGACACCATTGACGACTTCTGTAAGTTCAGTGGATTGAATGGAGCTACTAGGTACTTCCTTGATCCTGCTTCTGATGAAGGCCAGCAAGCTCAGCAACAGTCTGATCAGCAGCAACAAGAGCAGCAACAGCAACAGCAGCAGATGGAACAGCAGATGGCTGAGGCGCAGACACAGTTGGCCAATGCAGAGATGGAGAAAGCTAGAGCTCAGCAGGCTAATGTACAGGCTAAGGCACAGTCAGACATGGCTAAGAATCAGTTAACACTGCAGAAACAAGCGTCTGACAGTCAGATTGACCAGTTAACGCAGCAATTAGATGAAGCTAAACTTCTATTGGAAGCACATGGAAAAGATGCTGAATTAGAATTTAAGTATGATCAGTTAGAAGCAACGACCGCATTAGAGTTAACCAGGATTAAATCTACCGCTGAAGAGGCTAATTATGGTGAATCCAAGAATGAGGTAGAAACTAATGTCTAACGTTGAAAAGGCAGAGGAAGAGATTGCAATAGCTAACAAAGCTTCTAGTGCTTATCATGGATTTATAAAAGATTTTATTGAGTTACGAAGGGTCTATCTGTTTGATGCCTTTCAAACCCTGGAAGTAACCGACCAGGACAACTTGATTGAAGTTAAAAGAATGCTATATACGTTAGACGCACTGGAGACTGATATCAGGAATATTATGGATACTGGTAAAATGGCCAGAGAATTATTGAGGAATATAGAATGACAATCGAAACTACCAACTCTAACCCCCAAGGGGCGAACGTAGATAACATTGACGAAATAGTAAATCTATTGATTGACGATGATACGGTGGAAGATACTAAGGAGTCTAACGACCAACCTGAAGAATCCAACTCTGCTGAAAGTTCGGAAGAAGTAGAAAATGAGGATGAGACTGAGGAAACTGAGGAAACTGAGGAAACTGAAGAGGTAGAAGCCGAAGCAGCGGAGTCAGAATCTGACACGTGGGGCTCAGCGTTAGGAATCACTGATGATAATGTATCATTGGATGATGATGGTAACTTTAAGGGCATAGTAACTAAAGTAGATGGTGTATCAGAAACTGTCAGCCTGAAAGATCTAGTATCTGGTTATCAGAATAATAAGTTCAACACTAATAAGTCTCAAACCATATCAGAAGATAAGAAGGTATTTGAGGAAGAGAAAGAGCGGCTAACTAGTCAGTATAGTCAGAAGTTAGAAAGTATCAATGCTTTATCAGATTATCTCACAAAGAAACTCACAAGCGAGTATGACCAAGTTGATTGGCAGCAATTACGCTTAGAGGATCCAGCCGAGTATGCAGCAATGCGGCAAGACTACGCAGCTAAGGCGCAGGAAATGCAGCAACTGCATAGTGCTGTTGGACAAGAGAATTCCAACATGCAGGCAGAGAATGACGGTAAGCAGAAGGAGCAATATGACTCTTACATGAGAAAGGAATTTGATAGTCTTATAGAGAATAACCCTAATTGGAAGGATCAAGAGGTTTACAGAACAGATATGACTGGACTGAAATCATTCATGACCGACAAGTATGGCTTCACTGAAGAAGACTTTTCACAGATTACTGATCATAGAGCCATTGAGCTTATTAAAGATGCTAAAGCTTTCAGAGATGGTAAGTCTAGCGCCGACAAAAAACTCAAGAAACCAGTACCTAAATTTCAATCTTCTAAAACTAGAAAGGTAGCTAAGAAAGTTACTAGACTAGATACACTAACCAAACGTGCTAAGTCGTCAAGTGGAGCAGCAAAAAGATCTGCCCAGACTGATGCAATAGCCGAACTTTTAAAAGGAAGGATAAAATGAGTACAGCAAATTTAGACAGCGCAGACCTAAAAGGAGTCGTGCGTGGCGGACTAATCCGTGAAGATGTAATGAACAAGATCTGGGATATCAGCAAGATTCCTTTGCCATTCACAGACCTTATTGGATCAGGTACTTCAAAGAATGCTTACAAAGAGTGGACAACTGATGAGCTAGCTGCTCCTGATGTAGATAACTCAGTAGTTGATGGTTCAGATGCTACAGGCAATGACACTAAAACTGGTGCCCGCGTAGGTAACCATCATCAGATCTCTGATAAGATTGTTAAAGTCTCTTATCGTGCAGATGCTTCTGATACTATTGGTCGTGCGAAAGAACTTAGTTACCAGATGATGCGCAGACAGCAAGAACTGCGTCGTGATGTAGAAGCTATCTCGCTGCTTAACCAAGCGTCAATCGCGGATGATGGTGATGCAGTCGCTGGTAAAGCTGGTGGTCTTCCTACATGGTTGGCTACTAACACTACCAATCTTACTGCTCCAGTAGGTTTTAATGGCGCTACAGGCGTTACTACTGTTCCTACAGCAACTGCTGATGGTATTGCACTTACTGAAACTGCTATTCGTGATACTGTTGAAAGTATCTATAATAATGGTGGCGATCCTACTATCCTCATGAGTATTCCTGGGGTTATCCGTAAGGTCTCTGAGTACTTGTTTACTTCATCTGCTCGTGTTGCTACTCTTATGAGTGATCAGGGCAAGTCTTCTGAGAAAGCCACAGCGTTAGGTTCTATCAACGTATTTGTTACTGATTTCGGTACACTGCGTATGGTTCCAAATCGTTTGCAACAGTCTTATGATGCTGTTTATGCTAACCCAAGTCTAACAGCTGATTTCGCTGATGTATTCATCTTGGATCCTGAATACTTGAGCCAGTGTTTCTTGAAAGGGTATCGCACTGATACACTTGCTAAGACTGGTTTGGCTGAAAATCGTCAGATGTCTGTTGATTGGACTCTTATCGTTAATACTGAGAAAGCTCATGGTATTATCGCCTCTGTTGATCCTACTCTTGCTATGACCGCATAGAGCATTTGGTGGGGGTAAAACCCCACCTTCTTTTTAGAGGATAACATGAAATATACTAATATATCTGATAGGAATCTTAATCTAGCTACTGGGGCTTGTAAGCCAGGTGACTCAGCAGAGCTGACCAGCACGGAAGTTAAGTTACTGAAACCTCAGAAATTGATTGAAGTCTATGTTGAAAAGCCAAAGGTTGTAAAGACTAAGCCAAAGGCCAAGTTAACTAAGAGCAATAAAGATGGATGAAGTCATTCGCAGTGAGTTCCACTTCCAGAATCATACTGGAGAACTTACTCACAAAACTAGCCAGCCTACTGAGAAGATTATTCTCAATAGGAATGCCGAACTGAGAAAGAATGGCGGATCTATAATGGATCTTGGCTCTAAAGGCGAAGGCGGAACATGGGGCAGGCAGTTGGCGTCTATTCCTATCATCATGTATGAGAAAGCTATTCGAGACGGGTTTGATCTTAATTCAAGAGACAAAACTCATGCGGGACTTGAAATGGCACGATTTTTGAAAACACCAGAGGGCAAGACCTGTCTGGTTCAGGGGAATTAATCATGGCTGGTAAATTATGCACCGGATTCCAAAGAAGGAATCCAGCAATTTTAAAAGAGAGCAAAGCATTCTGTGAAGGTCAGATGGCCCGCGCAGCTAACTTGGCATTTGACGACAATCCTCATGCTGGTGGCAACGCGGAAGACTCATGGTCGGTCGGCTGGTTTGCCATCGATCAGTTATCGCCTGGTGACCTAGATGAAGGATTCGTTTGCTGTGCTCCGGTTGGAGAAGTTACTGGAACACCAGCGCCAATTATCGTTAGATGGGTTGACGCAATTCCTTCTGTTAGCGCCCCACAGGGCGGCACATGGGATATTGATCTAAATGACTATGTAGCGTTCGGGACGACTCCGATCACATTCGCAGTGGACACAGGCGCACTTCCTACAGGTATCACGCTTAATGCCAATGGCACGTTTTCCGGTACGGTCACAAATGTTGGAGGCGCTGGTCAAGTCACATTTATTGCGACGAATGCCGGCGGAGATTCAGACACAAGCCCTGCGTTAGCATGGGAAATTGCATAATGAAAACTACTTATAAGCCACTACTGATGATGAAGACTCGCGGTTTGCATGGCTCTGTAATGGCCAAACACGTAAGCCAAGTTAAAAAGTTGTCCAAGTCTTCTGGGGCAGCCATAGCAGCTGGCGCTGTAGTAATTCCGCCAGCCCCCTGAGGTAATACATGAAAATTGATGAACTAAAGAGCTTGGCGCTGTCGTATTCTGACCGCGAAACTGATGCCGAACTGCCGCCAAAAATGGATGCATTCTTGAGGATGGCAGAGGCTAGGGTTAACCGACTGCTCACTGTTCAGAAGATGTCGATTCGTACATCATTGACTATAGTTCCAGGTCAAGAGTATTATGGCCTGCCAGCAGATTACTCTGGTATGCGTGACATCGAAGTTAGAGTAGATGATCAGAGTGACACAAGAATACCATTAATTTTCTTGCCTCCTGAGCAAATGAATCTTCAAGCATGGAAGCATACAGCATATCAGATAGCATATTCTGTTATAGCTAATCAGTTGCAGATTCTTCCAGCACAGGACTCCGGCATCCTAGAGATAGTTTACTACCGCAAGCTAATTCCGCTTACCGATATTGAGCCATCAAACTGGATGTCTGCAGATAATCCTGATGTATACTTGGCGGCTTTGATGGTTGAGATTAGCGCATTCGTCAAGAACGCGGAAGCTGCTTCCTTATGGGATGGTAGGCTGATGCAAGCCATAGGTGAGATCATACAAGACGATGAAAACAACCGTTGGCCGAATACTCCAATGGTAACCAGATTAGAGGGTGGCATGGTATGAGCATAGCAAACACATCAGATTATTGTCTAGAAGGCTGTAATACCGTCGGACAAGGGCCACTTGGTTTAACCGGGTCGGCAATAACTTACGCACGGTTTCAAGACTCACTGCCGGCTGGTTTTATTTGGTATGCCATCGCTGATTCTAACGGGAATAGAGAATCTGGTATCGGAACATTTGATGGTCTGAACACGATCACGCGTACAACGGTTTATACCACACTGATTGGCAACATTTACAACGACCAGGGGCCGGCACCGATTGATTTATCGGGTGACAGCATCATTGCGTGTACATTCAACTCGAATGCCTATTTATTCATGTCAAACGACATTGAATCGCTACAATCGCATATGAGCGGGGTTGAGTTCGATATTTTCGACCTGGGATTGCGTGTTGATGCTAATGAAGCCGATATTCTCACGCTCAGGACTGATGTTGATGCCAATATTGTGGATATTGCCGCTCATGCGGTAAGAATCACCCAGAATGAGGCCGATATTGCAGCATTGCAGGGTGGCGGTGGTGATTATGAT